AGGTTGTCGAGAATACCCCCGTCAAGCATAACCGCGTCCTGCCCGTCGTTGGAATAGTACACGGTCTTGTCGGCCTCCGCGAATATGATGGCGTTAAGCCTTCGTCCATTATTAGGCAGTTTCAGCCACTCGATTCCATCCGCTCCGGTTGATACCCCGTAGGTATGGACTGGCATATTTGTTCCAGTTCCGTAATTCACCGCCCAATAGGTGTACGCCGCTGCGTTCGTGCTGGTGACATAAGCCCCCTGCGCCACCACATGGTTGTTCGTCCATGGAACCGCCGTATAGGACACCATGCTCGGCACTATGACCGTGCTGGAGTTCGTTACCGCAACCCCGTAGCTCTGTGCATGTGCCGCCAAGCAGCAAAGCACCATGATTGCAGAAATGATCATTGATTTCTTCATATTGTTTTCCTCCATCCGTCGTCTACATCGAATCCCCCAACATCCGCAAACATGCCGCAGTCGGGCGTTATCAGTACTTCCGTTGCTTCCTGTTCCCTGAGTTCCTTGATTGTTCCATTGAGCGAGTGCGCCCACGTCCCCGTTTTTTCACGGCTTGCCCACTCCCTTATCTTGTCGGCTATCCACGCGATCAAAGCCGGTTCCGCAATGTCGATCTTCCATTTGAGCGTCCTGTAGTCGTCGTCTTCCGTCGGTGTCGGTACGGTTGTCGCACTGTAGAAAGCGGCTTTCAGAAACCTTCTGAACGCGAGAACCTTGTAGCTTGTTACCCCGTCTTCAACATCAACCTTTATCCTGCGGTATCCGTCCGAGTCATCGGCTATGTGTTGGAACCTGTAGCTGCCGGGAGAATCGCCTCCGTTCATAAGCGATCTGATTGCATCCTGGTTCCAAACGAGCACATCCCCGTCGTCGCCTTCGGCAAGAGCAACGACCGCCCTTACAACGTCAACGTCCTCGTCGTCGTCGGCTTCCCCATCGAAAACAATGATCCCGTTCGAGTCGGGCGTCTTCTCCAGTTCGATCTTCTTGGTGTGGAAAGGGAATGCCCGCCATACAATGGGTTCGCTGGCGTTGTAGAAGTCAACCGCCACTTCAAGCAAATCATTTGGTATCGCGCTTGAGAGTTTAAGTGCTTCCCTGATCGCCGCCTTGATGATCGTTTCTACTGTTCGGTATGCCATGGGTAGAACCTTCGGGAAGGCGGGACTTTATCCCCGCCCTCCCTTGGTGTTGATGGTTATTTCTTAACCGTATAGCGACCGGACAGAAGCGTTGCTCCAGAACCAGTGGGAACAACGATTGCGACGGGGTTGTTTCTGAACCCGGTGAACACGTCAGGTATGGCCGTAGTCATCGTGGTTTTCCCGGCGAACTGGATAATGTCTGCCTGATCGCATACATACACCGGCTCTTTAAGCTCCACGGTTGCCGATGCGGTGTTTGAAACCACCGTCGATGTGGCGCTTGCCGGAGTTAGTGCCGCAATGTCCAGCAACGTACCCCCAACAATCAGATAATCACTGGTAGTCAGCAATATCCCTCCGATTGTATTGGTCGCGGTTGTCGGTAGCGTAATGGTTGTCCCTGTGGATGCAGCCGATGCCGGAGCGCTCACTTTCGCCCGCTGGATCGTAACCGTTACGTTAGTCGCAATGCTGAGATAAATGTTATCGTCAACAATGGTTCCATCCTGTTTCGGGATAACAGCCGTCGCACTGTTTGCACCAGACGCGAAAAACGATCCTTCTACCGCTCCCGCACTGATTGCACCGATCAGCAGTACCGCCGTGAGTATCACCATCTTGGTTTTGCTTGCTTTCTTCATCTTCATTTCTCCTGTTTATTTTCTGGTTTCAAGAATCGGAAGGAGGGGCTCGCCCCCTCCCCCGTGTTCCAATTAACCGATGGATTCACCGCCGAAAGGCAGTTGCTTGTTGGTTCCGCTGTAGTTGTTCGGCTTGGTCGTGCTGACACATGCCTTGTAGACCGCAGCAAGGTTCGAGTTGATGGTTGCAACCTGATGGGGTACGAGGTAGCCCATCGATACGCTGTGTCCGGTCTTGGTGATGTCCTGGATCTTGAACTTCGGAGCATCCAGGGCATTCGTTCCGCCGAGATCCAGAGTACCCAGGGCACCCTTGCCGATGATGAACGCGCTGTGGACTTCTCCCCACTCCGCACGGACATTCTCGGTCGTGGCCGCTTCGGTCAAGGCCCAGTCGTCGCGGATGAACGCGAGCTGGCCGTGTCGTCCCAGCCACTGGTCTTCCAGACCCTTGATCATCGGCTTGCTTCCGCCGCTGATGGAGTCGCGGATTACCGGATTAAGTTCGGTATCGAACAGCATGTCGTCCATCATGCTCTGGGAAAGGATGCACGGATAGAATCCGTTGATCTTCTCCGCACCGCTCATCCCAAGGCGGGTAGCAATCTTGTGAAGTTCGGTCAGGCGTGTCAGCGAACCAGCCGCCACCATGTCTGTGAACGTGTCGGCACCGCCTGCGTAGACCTTCGGGGCAGACTTGAAGGTGAACGCCGTTCCGTACAGGGTAACGGTCGCTTCTACCGTGGCATCGAATGCCGTGGTCAGCGTTCCATCCGCAGCGTAGACTCCGGGCTTCATTCGGCCATACGCCAGCGCGTTCTGCGCAAGTTCGTGGCAGCGGAGGCGCAGAGCGGTCGGAAGGTCTTCCTTCGCCCATGCCTTCAGGTCGATCCACGACATCTTCTGCGATACGGTTGCGATTTCCAGGTATTCAGCAATCCACTCCATCGGGACCAGCATCTGGTTGGTCTGGAGGGAAGCACCTGACAACGGATCGGAGCCTGCGCCGCCGGGGGTTGCCATGTGCGAGGGGCGCCGAACGCCCTTCTTCTGGGTGAGCTTCATAAACTCGCCGTTCATTACGGGTATTCCGCGCTGGGTGAAGTACGCCGGGTTGCAGAGTACTCCCTGACGGAACGGACGTTCGAGCAGCGTCTTTTCGAGATACCGCTCGACCATCGGGGTGCCGCCATCCTGGTTGAGGACATTGACAACATTAACGTTTGTAACAGTCATATTATTCTCCTTGGCCTATCCGGCCATTCGTAAGATTTCCTTTTCAATGTCATCCGAGGTCTCCCCGCCGGTCGATTTACTGGCCACGCCAGTACCGCCTCCGGGTGTATCGAGCGTTTCGTACTTCGAGAGCTTTGCGCGTAGATCACGCACCTGTTTCTGAAGTGCCGCCGCCCCGGCCTTGGACGAGTCCGAGTTTGCTCCTGAAGCCTTGACGATGTGATCGACCAGTTGATGGTGGACGTATGGGTGGCTGAGGATGTATGCGGCAAGGTTTTCAGGTAGTGCGCCGTCGCCTACCACCGTTCCGGTTTCCTTGTCTACCGATCCAATCATGCTTTTGTTGAACTCGGCCATCATGGCCGCAGCAGGACTGTTCTCTTCGGCAAGGTACTTGAAATCTTCCTTTGCCATTTTTTCCTCTTCCTCGTATTCCCTGACTATCGCCGCCTGTTCCTCGCGCATCTTTTCCATGGCGCGAGTCTCGCGGTTCTGGATCATCGGCATTTCGCGGGCGACCATCGCAATGACGTCGTTCCCGTAATCGCCGTACTCTCCATTAACGGCCTTGTCGTAGATGTCCTGAAGTTCACGCGAGGAAGCCTTGCGGATACCTGCGTTGAGTGCGTTCTCGTCGCCAACACCTGTTTCCCATACCTTGACCATCGCGCCAACGGTTTCATCAACCGATAGGTTCGCGGTCTTTGCATGTTCGAGCTTTACTGTTGCCTCCGCCTTCCACTCCTTCAGTTCCCTTATCTCCCGTCTTTGACGGGCATAGGCCGCGTTGTTAGGGTGCTTTCCTTCTTCGTCCTTCAGTTCGGCTTTCTGTTCCGGCTCCTGGTCGCCGTCTTTTTTCTCAGGTTTTTGAACTTCTTCCTTAACCGTTTCGGGTTCTTCCTCGACCGGCTTCTTTTCGACCGCAAGTTCTCCGGCTATGGCCTTTGCCGCCGAGTCGTCTTCGTCGTCAATGCTTCCGGCAGACGCTAAAATCGTCTGTTCGAGTTCTTCCGATGTCTGGTCTTCGATTTTCTTTTCTTCGCTCATGGCTTCATCCTTTGGTTTTCCTGTGTTTTTAAGGTGTTCGCGTCACCTCTCGGATTCGTTCGGCTCCGGTCGCCTTTTAAAAATCATTCAAAATCATTGTCTGGAGCAGTGTCGTCGTCATAGAAATGCTGCATGGACGTAAAATGTTCGCTGTCGTCCTTCTCCGGTTCAGCGTTCGCCACATTGATGATGTTGGCTAGGCAGGCGAGGAAGCCGCGCCGGAAGCCATCCCCGGCACCATGGAGGATATTGGCAACCAGATAGCCGTTGAGCAGGGAGTCCAGCTTGTGGAATGTCGTCGTGCTTGCGAACTGCTTGAGCAGAGCGGTGTCTTCCTGCGTCCATTCGGACTTGGCTATTTTAAGAATCTGAATCGGTTGCTTCTTTTTACTTGACCATTTCATCGGCTACGGCCCCTCCAAGTTCGCGTACTGCTTCTATGGTTTCGGTGTTTTGTTCGACCTGCTGCTTGATCTGTTCAACGGCCTGCTGTATCTGCATAAGGGTTGTGGTGATGGGTAGTTCCCCGCTGTTCGGGTCTGGGTAGAGTTCGTGTGCAAGGTTGGGGTTTACGTTTCCGGTGATGTACTTCATTCCGGCGGAGATGTCTGCGCCCGTAACTTGAGCCTGCTCTATGTTCACTTCCATGACCGCCATATCCTTGCGGAACTGTAGGTCGGGATTGAGGGACTTGTCCGATGCGGCCGGTACGATCAGGAAGCGATGGTTGTAGACCTCCAAGGGCATCATTCCATCGAACGACATTCCCGAACCTATCATCGGGAGTTCCACCTGCATTAACTTGAGTTCGCGCCATAGCATCGGGAACAGTTCCCGGTCGGCGTCGTTGAAGCGTTCCACGCTTGCGCTTGAAATCTCGTTGCCCCTTGAGTCTTCCGATTGGACTTCGGTGGCGGTCTTCTGAAGCTTGCGGCTCTGGCTGACTTCGGCGGAGTAGGTTCCGCCGCCGGAACCGGAACGTTTCGAGGCGGTTCTTCGCTGGTAGTCGGCCTCAAAGGTAAGTTCGCTTCCAATGGGCGGAAGCTGGACGTGCTTGATTCCATCGGGAAGCACGACACCGGGTTTTACGACGACGTTCTGCTGGTTGGCGTTGTTGCCACCCTCGAACATCGGCTTGGAAAAGAAGTCTATCTGCATCAGCTTGGCGTTCTGGACGCTGGTTGCAATGATCTGGTTGTCCATGCAGGTATGGCCGATTCCCCGTGAGTCGTACCACAGGCGGCTGCGGTACTCGTAGCGGTGCTGGACGTAGCCCCATTCCTTGTCCTTGCCGGGGATGGTTGTGTATAGTACGGGTTCGCGGCCCTCCAACATTGCAAGTTCAAGTTCGCCCTGAACCATTTCCTCTGGAAGAGGCTGAACGTCGTCCTCTTCCTTCCAGCGGACTATGTGAAGTAGTATTTCTGGAACGTCGGGGCATATCCATGTAACGCACTTTTCGCCCTTCTTGACGAGTCCGTTGCTTCTGTCGGCGTCCCACTGGTCGGCGTACTTGCAGGTTTCCCAGATAACGATTTCATCGTTCTTGAGGTCGGATGTGTTCAGGCCGATAAGATGCTTTGTTACCTTGAATACGCTTTGATCGTCGTGGGATGACTCCGTAACCCCGGCGTCGTCGATGTTGGAAGGCTTCAACCTTGCAACAAGTCTGTCTATGGCCGGCTTGCTCCATCCCCGTTCTTCATGCCTGTTCTTGAGTTCGCGCAGTGAAGGACGGCCAATGTAGGTCAGGCGTTCTGCCTTTGCTATCTTCTTGTTCTTTGGGGGTACTATCAGGTCGCGGGGGTCAACGTTTTCAAAACTTGGGATCATGCCCCATTCGGGATGGTTCTCGGTAATCAGCTTTGTGATGGAGAATCCACGGCAGTTCTTGGTGTCAACGGATTCCTCTTTCCTTGCCCTGTAGTCGCAAAGGTGGCGGAGATAGGTATTGAAGCCCTTCTGGGCCATGGTTGCTATTTCAGGCTCTACTTCGCCAATGGGAATGAATATGGCGATCTCAGGGGCGTTTAGGATCATGGATATTTCCTGATCCGTCTTTTCCCTCGTTAGGTCGTCAATCAACGGGTCAACGGTATTGGGAGCGCCTGGATAGGGCTTGTTGCGCTTGTCTGGTCTTTCAGCCAGCCTGCGGCGCATGATGGCCGCGTCATTGCGTGCCCATTCGGAACGGGCCTGAAGGTCGGCTTCAATGTATTTCAGATACGGACATGACGTAGATGACGCGGTTGAATCTTCCATATACCCGCGTTTCATACTACAAATTCATGAATATGTCAATATCATAATGATAGAATATTGTAATATTAGAATATCATAATATTATGAATATGTATATATACGGACAATAAGCAACAAATACGTGGGTTTTACGTGTGTTAGAGCGGGTGAAAATAAATCCGTTTATGCGGATAGGCAGATGTGGATTTACAGTTTCTTTCCAACTCCCGATGAACCAGACCCGATTACGGGCTGGTTATCTCCCTGTTCGGCATCTTGCGCAGACGTTCGATTTCATCGGCCGCAGCCGTCATGGCATCTCCTTTGAGATTGTCCCGCTTCTGTCTAGTATACTGTTCGGCGTATAGAAGGACCACGTTTGCGGCCCATCGTATCCGCGTATAAAATGAACCGCACCAATCGCGTTCCCGTACATCCATCCAAGCCGCGTCCCGGTTCCATACCATCGGATGTGTTTTATCATTCCGCCCTTGGCAATTTCTTCCACTTGTCCGTAACCAAGAACGCATTTCTGCACTGGCACCAGATACACAATGTTTTCAGCAACGGCGTAAGAGTGGCGCAACCAAGCGCGGAAACAGGAATACGGCGGGTTGCTCACGATCCAGTCAACCGGCTCTGTCCAACAGAAGAAGTCCCGGCCCTCCCGAATCTCGCACCACTCCGCGCCGGGCATGTGGCGCAGAAACGCGCCCTCGCCCTTGCACGGGTCCAGAACCCGACCAGCCGGGCGGAAGTGGGCAACCACGTCAGACGCCACCCAATCCGGCGTGAGAACAATATCCTGCGGTTTCACGGCAAGACAGCCGAACAAGTCGGTGGAGGGTACGGCCATTCCGCTTCGCTTCATGGCCGCCCCTCACCGCTGGCGTTCGGCTCATGCAGTACGTTGCCAAACAATTCAAGTTCGGTGACTTTTCTGCCAATATCAATAGTAGCCTTGTAAATCATCTTTTGACGCCGTTTCCAGCGGAAGATATAAAGCAGTTGCCCAATCCACGTTTCGGGAATATCAACCAAACCAGCGTATTGATCCACTACCTCATTTAATGCCGTTTGTTTCATGGCTACTCCATTTCTATCGTTACGAACAAATTTCTGGGCATGATCGATGGGATGAGGCGGTCGCCTTGGGAGCGACTCACGTTCACGCTTCGACAGTTGAGCAGGAGGCCACCCGGGAAAACCTTGAGCAAAAGCTGATTTCATATCAACAGCCTCCACTAAATGTTCAGCATCGTTAATTTTATTATTCATTATATTTCTCCACTATTTAAAAAACTGGGTCGAGCCTTCCGCGCTCCGCTGAATATTTCATCCAGTACAAAACCTTTTCTTTCTTCCGGTCGATTGCCGCCCGATCTGCTTCGATCAAAACGTTTTGGCTTTGCAGAAGCTCAACCAGTGCGAACAAGTCGTTTAGTTCAGCCTGAATGTCTGTCCTGTTTGTTCGTCCAGTTTGCGGATAACCATCTTCAAGTCCAAAGCGCAACGCCTTTCCAACCGCCTGTGTGATTTCCCCGCTTTCTTCTGCAAGGCACGTAAGTAAATAATCCGTTTTGTTCATAATTTTCCTCCAACAATCAGATCCAGCCTATCGCTTGCTCCGCCGCTCAGGCTGATCATGTGCGTTCGGAGTATTTTTCAATAATCCCATCAACGTCCCTTGGCGGCATATCAAGGCTATGTGCTTTGATCATCCACTTTGTCCAATCCGTAACCTCAAGGACGGTTTTTACCTCTTTAGGCCCAACTGAACGTATGGCCTCGAAAATCAGTTGTTCAACTGATAACCCAGCAAATGTTTCATTGTTTTCCCGTAGTTCCTTTAGCGTCTTGATGCAGTTCTCAGTCATTGCTATCTCCTTTTGTTCCACCGCTCAACTAGAGCGGAATAGTTTGTTTTTTCAACCATAGTTACATGGCACTTTTTGCACCGTATAACTTCCTCCAATATTGTAGATTCATGCTCTGGTTTGCTACCACAAAAAGGACAGCATAACAATGGAGTGGACTTTACTCCGTTGTTGGGCTTGAACTCTCCACACCGCCAGCATCCAATCGCATCGCCGCTTTTTGATTTGGTCATAGTCATTTGGTTGCTCCTTCAGACTGATTCAGGTCGTTGGCAGTCCACTTGTGCAATTTGAAGTCGCGCTGGCGACCGCATTTATAGCACTCTATGAATCGTTGACGCGATAAAAGTTCTATTACACTAAACCTGTGCCTACATAATAGCTGTTTAATCGTACACATCACTGCGCCCCCTCCCATCCCCCGGAGAAGCAGTCTCCGCTAATTTCCTCGGCTTCCCTCAACGCACGTTCCATGTATTCCTTGGTGGTACCGCAGATGCTTGTTCGGTTGCCGTGTCCAAGGTACTCCTTAGACCCGGCGAAAGGCTCGTGACCAAGCAATAGGCCTATGCACGTCTCCAACCGGTCGGGACTGTGTTCCTGCCGCTGCGTCCTCGCCTTCTGCTTGTCCTCAAGGCTTATCCGGTTGCTGTCGTCGTTCTTCATCGTGTACTGCCTTAAACGGCACTGCTTCAGCAGAACGTCGTCCTGTGGGAGTATGATGGAGAGGTTGTGGCAAAGCTCCTTGAACTCCCAATGAAGCTCGGCTATGCGCGTCATGTAGCTGTTGGAGTCTATGGCACCGGCCCCGAAGTTCACCTTGTTTACGTTCCAGCCCTGTTTAACCATCTCGTTTATGATCTGTGTGCCCAATCCCCCGTTGTCGCAGTATATATCCTCGGCCCTTAGTCCATGCTGCTTGAACAGGCGTATGTACTTTCCCGCCGTCTGGCTTGGAGGAACGGTGCTGTCCTGGTTCCATGCTATAATCTGGTGGATGAGGTTGCCCTCCCTGAGTCCGAACGTCAGTTCGTCGCCGCCGCCAGACAAATCGCAGAATGCCCGGCGCTGTCCCGGTATGTAGGGGATGATTCCGCTCATGCAGTTGTGCAGGGCCTCGATGTCGGCCTCGGTAAAGACCATGTACGTGCCGCCACGGAAGAACTCGGCCAGCAGCTTCGATCTGACGTATGGATCGTTCACGCCCTTCTTGTTGATCAGTGCCATGTTCCGCTCGTAGGTGTGGTGCTCCATCAGATGGGGGCAGTCCGTCCATGGTATCTTGAACTCGATGTGGTTGTGGCTTCCCGGCTCCCACTCTATGCCGGTTGTCCAGAGTCCCGTATCGTTCATGCAGGCGTCGTAGTGCCCGCCGCTGTCCTCCCCGCACGTACTGATGCGAAGTTCAACCATTGGATTGCAACGCCCGATGGCCTCGTAGATGTCGTTCTTGATGGATTTGGCCTCGTCCGCGATTATCAGCAGGGGGCAGTAGCGCATTACGTTGTTGGCGTCCTCATGGACTCGGTTGTGGAATCCCTCGAAAAGATCGCCGCTCTTGGTGGCGAAGCAGACTATTTCAGATGGAGGAAGTCCGTCAACTTGCGGGGCGTAGATGTTGTTTGCCACGGAACGCCACCCGCCACGGTTAGAAATCATGTTTCTGAGCGACGGCATAAGCTGCTTCTCGAACTGGCGTTCGGATGCTGACGTTACCACGACCTGGCTTCCCGGAAACGCCGCCGCCCAAGAAAGGGCCAGGATTGGGACTACGCAACTGGTTTTTCCACTCTCATTCGCCGTTCTTACAGCTACTTGCCTTCCCGGACCCCAGCATGCCCACCAGATGGCCTTCTGCCAGTCGTAGGGTCTAAAACCGCTCCAGTCCCTAGCCTGCACCACGGGGCTTTTGAGCATGTCGAAGTCAAGCTGGTTGATGTCGGCTGGTCTTGCTATCCTTCCTTCTTCTCTTCTCATCTGCGTCATCCTCCTTTAACTATGTGTTGGCAGTACCGAAATCCAGCACGCCCTGCCCCATGCGTCTGGCCGCAATCTCGCAGTAGCGTTCCTCTCGCTCGATCAGCACGGCCTTGCGCCCCATGTCCTTTGCGGCGCGGCCCGTCGTGCCGCTTCCGGCGAACGGGTCGAGGATCGTCTGCACGTCCCCGGCAAGGCCGATGCACCACGTCATCAGGGCCAGCGGTTTCTGCGTGGGGTGTTTGCGTCCAGCGTCAGACCGTTTATGGTCAAACACTCGAACCACGTTGTCCCGGTTTGTCCACGCAAGTTCCGCCTCGCTCAACGAGAATCCACGTTCCGGCTTGTTCCACACCAGCCAAGACCGGGAAAGAGGAAGATTGAAATGGTTGCCACCCCAAACAATTGACACATTTGCAACCTCAAGAAGCCATGCAATGTCTGGCGCTTCCGCGTCCCATTCGTTTCTCATCGCGGAGTCTTTACTTGCCTTTCCCCATCCGTGCCCAAACCCCCCCTTCCAAACGCTTGCAATCCCATACGGCGGGTCGGTCAACAGCAAGTCGAACCGGCCCAGCGTCGGCACGATCTCGAGGCAATCGCCGTGGTAGATCGTCACGTATTCATCCTGATAATATGGCTTCATAGTTTCCTATTTCCTTCCTCTTTTCTTTTTCCCGAAAATGTCGTCCCAGTTCTTGGCGTACTGCCGCTCGTCCTTGACAAAGCGGTGCCACATCTTCTTGCCGGGGTCTTCCGCCCTGCGCTTCTTGGGGTTCTTTATGTCTGGATCAAGGTTGCTTCCCATTGTTTGCCTCCTTTTTTACATAGCCAACAAGTCCAAGCTGAACAACGTCGTATATGTACTTCCGGCACCAGAACCATCCTGCCATGAATGCCCCCGTCTGTTCTTCAGGCTCGAAATCAACCCCCTCCAACTGAGATACGACGCCCTTCATCCACTGCCTTCTTATTTCACTGGCGTTCATTTCCCCTCCATGGCCTTCCTGACCGTCGTAACGCAGTAGTCAACGAACCGGCTACGGCTTAACCTGTGGTTCCCGTTCTCCGCCGTCTTCCAGTACGCGACGATGGCGTTCATCTTGTCGAACAGGTGTTCCGGTATGAGCATGATGAACTGTATCTTTTTGAACCTTTCCTTCCCGTCGTAGTCGTTTAGAACCCTCGGCATGGCTCCACCGAGCTTTTCAAGAACGGTTTCAACGCAGTACACAACCGCCCTTGAATCGTACCCGCATATCTTCTTCCTGTGCATGTGGACAAGCTTCTCGCGGATGAACTCAAGGTTACGCTCGGAAATGGTGATGCAGCACTGCTTCCGTATACGTCGCGCACCTACCCACATCCTCGGCCTCAGAGCGGGGTCAAGCGGAATATACTTCTCGCAGCCGCCCTCGACTATCCTCCGCATGCCAACCGCGGGGCATGCCTTGTTGTCGCAATGTTGGCACCGATGGATTTTCTTCCGTCCTCCTGCTGGTTTCTCTTCTGGCATTTAGTTACTCCGTTATTGTTTCCCAACTCCCGATGAACAAGACGTTCCGCTGGTTATCTCCTTATTCTCTGTAATCTCTTTTGCGAAGCGTTTCGCAATAGTAACGATCCCTCTTGGAGAGTAACGCTTTCCTGAGAAATTCCGCATATAAAGCCGCCCTGCATAGACAAAATCCAGTCTGGTGTGGTCAACATTTGTGTCGTCTCCCTGTGCGTAAGTGTAAACAATTCCGTGAGGGGTAAGCACGCAACCATCAGTCCATCCGTTCGGGTTGAGTTTAACCTGTGAGTGTACGCTTCCGACACTTATTGAGTCATCATACATTTTCATCTTATACCTCCATTATTTTTAGAGAACCAGTTCGTCGAGCGTACGGGATTACCCGCCGCTCATTTAGTTGTTGTAATTACTTAATCTTGAGCGCATGAAACGCCACCTTCTTCATGTCGGCAAGGTGCTTCTCCACTGCGGCCATAGCACCCGCGCTTCCAGGTTCACTCATTGTTTTCCTCCGTTTAAATTAGTGCGGGGGAAGGATTCAATACCTTCACGCCGGGGATAACCTAGTATATCCTGTTCCGACACCACTATGTGGAGCGTCTATTTCCGCCACCCCGCTATACATCCTACTTCTTAACCGGGCAAACCTTGTGCAGGCGCCTGATCACGTGGATCATGTATCCGGGCGTTCCGGGTTGCGGGGCAATGATCCCGTTCGGGTCAATCATGTCGCGGGCGAACACAACCGCCGCTTCGAGCTCGGCTATGCGCTCGACAAGCACTTTCTCTACTTTGTCGGTGAGTTCGCTTAGCTCTTTTTCTTTTTCGGCTATTGTTTCAGCCGCCGTTTTTACCGGAGCCGCCTTCTCAACCTCATTCTTCTTTCCTGCCATACTATCCTCCTTTATTGTTTGTTCTCTGACTCTACCCTATCGAGGCTTGCCAACGATTCACCCGTTGGATTTACAACTCGATGCGATCAAGCAGTGACTCATACCTGCTCAACATGTTTTCCAGTTTGCGGACGCAATAGCGTATCTCTCCTGCCAGCGGTGTCAGTTGTTCCTCTGGCTGAGCAGGCGATCCACAGGACGGTGGTTCATCCCGCAGCACGCATTTCATGCGTTCAAACATCATGTCTTGCAATTCAGCAGACCTAACCAGTTCCGTCTCCAACCGATTCAACCAGTTCCGCACTTCAGATTCACGCGCTTCAGATTCACGCGCTTTATCAATCCCAATAGGCATCATCTTTCCATTCATGCTTCTATCCTCCGAC